TGCTAGAGCTGAAACCTATGGTTTAACAAAAGCTAATGAAGCGGCAAATATTCTTGCAGAGTCATTATCTAGATTAAATAACTTGCTTGGATTTGGAACACCTGGCGCAGCTATTGCCGGATTCTTAGACTCTATTGGAGGTAAGTTATTTGGTGGCGGTAAAGCCGCAGGTGGTGCTACTAGTTCAAGTAACGCTTATCTTGTAGGCGAAATGGGGCCAGAACTATTCGTACCAAAAGTAGATGGATATGTAGTTCCAAATCATGAATTAAGGTTTGCTGGAGCTAGACACGAAGGTGGATTTGTGCACCAGCACCCACATCCAAACTGGTCTAATAAAGATTTAGATGATAAGGGCAGATTAAGCTCTGACAAAGTAAAAGAAATGCTAGCTTACGCTGGCTTTAAAGGTTCAAGCATTGGTGATGCTATGTCCATCATTGGAGCTGAATCCGCAAGAAGAACTGGAGCAAAAGGAGATGTTGGCCTTCAAGATGAAAAATGGGGCCCAAGCATAGGACTGTTCCAAATTAGATCTTTAAAGAACCCTTCTAAATACAATGACCCAATGCGTAATGCTAACTTTTTAGATGATCCATTATTTAACGTAATGGCTGGATATGAAAAGTCTAAAGGAGGAACAGATTGGGGAGGCTGGTCAACTGCCAAAGGTCTTGGTTTAGACAGCGGAGGCTCAGCTGGTTCTAGCATTAACACCGTAAGTTCTTCAGAATCAAGTTCCGGTGGCGGTTTCTTCTCACGAATGGCTGCCTTTATGCCTTCTTTATTTAGGGGAATGTCAGGAATGGCTTCTGGAAGTGTAGTTAATTATGGTGGAGTTAAGGTTGAAGTCATACTCCCAGGAAATGCGAAAGTAGACGGCAAGTCACTGGCTAAAGAGATTCAAAAAGCTTTAGAAGAAAACAATTTACAAAACAAAGCAAAAGTTAGTTAAGGAGACGTGTTATGGCTGTGGGACCAACAGTACCAAGAAATACAACTAGCGGTAAAAGTGCTGCTAAAAGTACTCCTGCTCTAAACAATAGAGTTACAACTTCTTTAAACGCTTTGAAACACTTAACAAAAGTAGTATACGATTTTTCAGGTGTTATAGCCCCAGGTGGAGCCTTTGGTAAGTCTTTAACTAAAACTAAAAAAGATGTTTCGGTAAAAAAGCAAGTAGTTGATCAAGGCACAAAGAACTCTGGCAAAACTACTCCAGATGGGGTGGAATTTAACCTACCACCTCACCAGTGGAGCCTTCCTTTAAACCCAGGTAAGTTAGATGGCGCCTCAGATGTCACAGCTGCTCACTCTCAACGTAGAGGAAAGATGTGGTTATTTTCAGAGTTACTTTCAGCTGAAGCAACTGACACTACTCAAAGTGATAGTAAATCTAATACTAAAAATGAAGGTGGAAAAAGTATTAGAAATAGTGGAACTTCAGCTTTAACAAGAGATCTATACTTAACTCAGCAAGCCGCTGGGGATTCAGCGTACTCACAAGTAGCTAAATCATACAAACCTGCTGGTTTTCAGTTTTTATGGAACCCAGACAGCATTTCAGTTAGCGTTAGCACCAACCCAGAGGTTGTTCCAGATGCTGGAGATAGATTCCGTTCTGTAGTTGGTCTATTCCCAAGCACTGAGCACATAACTTTTAGTTTAGTTATAGACCGAACAAACGACTTTGCTTGCGCCCATCGAGACTTCCACAGAAACAATCAAGATATTAAAGCTGTAGCCAATAAGTATGAAAAGCATTACCTTAATGGCCTTAATCAAAACTTAAGACCATTTCCTGATAAGTTACAGGAGCTTATGACTTACGGAACTATGCATGATGTTGAATACATCTTTAAAATGCTAAACGCAGGAACTATATTTGCCAATATCCAACCAACTAACCCATTGGGTAGACAAACATACGACCTTGGCTACTTATACCCAGCGCTTACTGCGGTTCAATTTGGACCATCAACTAAGAACCTAAACCCTATATCTTATGTTGGCTGGCTTCAATCTGTTTCTTTTAAACATTCTTCATTTAACACTAACATGATCCCACTACGAACAGAAGTTGCGTTTGATCTTTGGGTTTACACTGGCTTTGGTCAAGTTAATAAGGAGTAAACATGGCAATTTATAGAGGGTCTAGGTACGAAGACTCAACAGTAGACTTTATAGTGCTTGAGCCAAATGGTGATGCTCTTCCTGTTGTATTTTATGAATTTGCTCAATTTGGGTTTGTTCCTTTTATTGAGCACATAGTTGAAGACGGTGAACGTCTAGACCAAATAGCAAATAAGTATTATAAAACCCCAAGACTTTGGTGGTTAATCCCTGAGTTTAACCCTCAAGTTAAAGACACGGCAAGCGTACCGGCTGGAACGGTTATAAGGATCTTAATTAATGTTTAAGTACGTAACCGTTGACTTTCCTTTTAGCATTGTTAAACCAAGTTTAGTTTATGAATTTAGTTTAAAACAAACTAGGTATGAGCACGAGTACGCAGTATTGCTATTTAAAGATTGGGAAATCTCTTATGACGATATTGCCCCAATGTCACCTGTTACTATTTCTTTGTTTACTCCAGAAGGGTTTGAAAGATCATTTAATGGATATGTGCACCACATTAAACCACTTTATTCTCCAGGAGAACGAAGCGTAGAGATCCATGTTATTGGTGCTTCTTACGTAATGAAGAACACCTCTCAAACTATTTATACAAATGTAACGGCTGATCAAGTACTGAGAAAGATTGCTCGTAAGTACGAATTCTCTTATTTTGCCGAACCTCATGAGCGTGTGTTTCCTCAAATAGCTCAAGCCGGAAGAACTGATTGGCAACTACTTGTCTGGTTAGCTAAAAAGGTGGGCTATACCCTTAGGGCGGAAAACACTTCTTTATACTTTTATCCACTTTCTAAAGACTATTCTGAGAATAGAAGTTCTGCAAAAAGCTTTACTCTTAACTCAGTTGAAAGACTAGGTGGTACTAACACCTATAGCTTTAAACCTGTAGTGGGCGAACACCTGTATTTTGACAATGAGGAGGATGACGTAAAGTCAGCTTTAGCCTACTCTGGTGTAGATAGGTTTGCACAAATTGAACTTCAATATACAAAACAAAAAGCTAAAACTAGTACAAGAAAGAATAAGACTCCAGAACAGTTTGATAGATTTGCGGTAAACACAGTAGTTCCTGACTCAGAGGTTGCTAAGTGGGAGTCTGAGGCTGCTGAAGAACGTCAACGTTTTGGGTATAGAGGTCATGCAGAGGTACTAGGCGACCCAACTATACGCCCAGATTTACCAATATACTTAAAAGGTGTTGGTTCGGAATACAGTGGGTACTGGGTAGTTATAAGTGTTGAACATAAGATTGAAAGAGTATCTTTAAACGACTTTACTTATATAAGCAATCTATATTTAGGAATTGATTCATTAGGTAAACCTAATAGTTGGGGTGCGGAACCAAGCATTACTGCACCAAATAAACAGCAAATAAGAGTTATAAAACCAAATGTTAGAAACACACAAAAGAAGGATAAGTCTAAGTTAAAAGTAAAAGGATTTTATAATAAAAAGAAGTCCACTGGCTCTTTAGTTAAGTTAGCTAACAAAAAGGTGTCAGAGTCCCAACCCCAACTGGTAAATACAAGCCACCAGTTGTAGTAAACAGATTGTTATCACGATGATAGACGCAGACCGTAGATATTACGGATTATACGAAGGTTTAGTTGTTGACTCAGCTGACCCCGAAGAGCAAGGTCGTCTGCGGATTAAGGTACCTCAACTATTTGGCAACAATGTAACTGATTGGGTTAGGGTTTCTAGTGGAAGCATTGGGCAATATAAAATGCCTTATGGAACTTTTTACACAACAGGAGACCAGGCTATTGGAGTTAACACCCCTACTGTGATTAATACTAGTTGGGTTGAAGGAGACGCAAGTAAAACCTATTTAGACGGAGCTAAGATATATGTAGAAGAAACTGGAGACTACTTTGTTCAGTTCTCTTCAATGCTTACCAAAACAAACTCTAGCTCCGGTACATGTAATATATGGTTTAGGAAGAATGGTGTAAACATTGCAGATAGCAATACTAAGATTACATTAGCTGGTCAGAGCGCTGAAATAACAATGACAGTAGGATTGATCTTAGACCTAGATGCTGGGGACTATATAGAGTTTGTTGCCTCTGCAAGCAGCACTAACACCTTTATAAGCTCCGATAATGCGGGGGTTGGGCCGGCAACTCCAGGAATTATTGCTACTATAAACTTAGTAGGAAAATGGAAACCACAACCAGGGACCATAGTTTGGGTAATGTTTATAGCCGGAGACCCTAACTTTCCAGTATGGATAGGAGCTGAATAATGGCGCAACGTTGCATCGCCCTTCCTTTTAAGTTTACCGCTGGGGGAGAGGTTGGATACACAACCGATTACAAAAAGATTAATCAAGATAGAGTAATTGGGGTTCTTATGACTCTTTATAGTGAGAGAGTAATGACTCCTACATTTGGAACAGCTGTTAGAAAAGCAGTATTTGAAACTGAATCTGAGGCTGAATCCCTACTATCTACTGAAATTAGAGCAGGTTTTAGTAACTGGTTATCGGATTTAAAACTTAATAAAATAGAGGTTTCAAAGCCTGAAACTGATATAATAAACGTTACTGTTAATTACTCTTTGCCGACAGGTGAGGATGACGTGGTAAACGTTAAATACGGATTGTTCTCTAGAAGTGGAGACGTAATTTTGGAGGATTCAAGTGGCAGACTCTAACTATATTCCTCAAGTAAGTTATACATCTAGAGATTACACCTCTATTAGACAAGACCTACTTGACTTAATCCCGCTTTATGCCCCAGAGTGGACATCCAGAAACCCAGCAGACTTTGGCATTGTTTTATTAGAGCTATTTTCTTATGTAGGAGACCTACTTAACTACAATATTGATAGGTCTACTAATGAGTCATTTATTACTACAGCAAGCCAAAGAGATAGCGTACTACAAATAGCTTCTTTATTAGGATACGTGCCAACACAAAAAACAGCAGCCTCTGTTTCTTTAACTTTTCAAAACAGCACTTCTAGCGCTATAACTGTTCCAGCGTTAACTCAAATAGCTACTACAGCTACTGTAAATGGTGAAACTACACAAATCGTTTTTGAAACTGACGAGGCAGTAAGCGTCCCAGCTAAAGTTGGAACTATAAACGGAAGCGCATCTGTTCTTGCTACTCAAGGAGAAAGCATATTTGACGAGCTACTTGGAACTTCAGACGGAACCTCTGGTCAAACCTTTGAACTTGCCGAAGACTCAGTTATTGAGAGCAGCATTACTGTAACGGTAAATGGAATTACTTATAATCAAGTTCCGTTTTTAATTGACTATGTAGCCAGCGATCCTGTATTTATTGTAAGTACAAACGCAGATGGGGCTACCTCAATTATCTTTGGAGACAACGTTAGCGGACGTATACCTCCATCTGGATCA